GTGGCTAAGTCCAAAGCTCAGATGGCTCAGTCACAAGTGCAAGCGCAGCGGCAGTATATACAGCAGATGCGGCAGAGACAGTCCCAACCACCTAAGAAGGAGAAAACGTGAACGATTCCATCCATGCACTAGCGCATGTGCAAAAAGAGATTGAGAAACTTCGGCAAGAGCAGGTCGCGTATGTGGCCGCTAGCCGTGCTGACACGTTCGAGGAATACAAAAAAGTCTGCGGGGTAATCCGGGGTCTTAACCTTGCAGATTCCATTATCAATGACCTCGTGCAAAGGATGAACGATGAGTGAGTATGACGTGTCCGCAGTAGACCTTTCCGGCATTCTTAACAAGAGCGCCGAGGAGAAGGCCAAACAACTCCCTGACCCAAAGACGTATCACATGTTGTGTGTCGTTCCTGAGGCGATGGCGGAGTATGAAGACAGTGAGATTCTTAAGTCTGCACAAACCATGCACTATGAGGAGGTTTTGACCCCCGTGTTGTTTGTGGTCAAGCTTGGCCCTGACTGCTACAAGGATGTAACTCGCTTTCCGAGCGGGCCGTCTTGCAAAACCGGCGACTTTGTCGTTGTACGACCCAATTCAGGCACCCGCTTGAAGATTCATGGCCGAGAGTTCCGTATCATCAACGATGAGTCGGTTGAGGCTGTTGTTGAAGACCCGCGTGGGATTACCCGCGCTGCATAAGGAGTGACAAATGGCAACCAAATCGTTTGAAGAAGAGGTGTTTGAGTTTCCTGACGAGCAGGAAGCCAAGCAAAAGCTCAAGAAGGACAGCCCCGAAGACGAGCTTGCAGTAGATATCGAGGACGATACTCCCCCTGCTGACCGTGGGCGCAAACCAATGAAGGAACCCGTGGAAGACCCCACGGAGGACGAATTGGCCAACTATGACGACAAAGTCCAAGCGCGGATTAAGAAGTTCACTCGTGGGTACCACGATGAGCGCCGGGCCAAGGAAGAAGCCCTGCGCGAGCGCGAGGCTGCTGAGCAGTTTGCCAAGCAGGTGTTTGAGGAAAATAAGCGTCTCAAGCAACAGCTTTCTAACGGCAGCAAGGCGTATATTGCAACTTCTAAAACCGCCGCACAGGCAGAGCTGGAGTCAGCAAAAGACAAATACCGCAAGGCGTACGAGGCTGGCGATGCCGACGGTATTGTGTCTGCGCAAGAAGCCGTTGCTAAAGCTACGGTCAGGCTGGATAAAGCGGAAACGCTCAAGCCAATTGAGGTGGAAGAGAAAGAAGATTTCCGCCCTGCTAGGGCTGAACCTGCCGCACCTACAGTCAGCCCACGCACAAAACGGTGGCTAGATACCAACAGCGATTGGTTTGGTCCGGATGAAGAGATGACGTTGGCTGCAATGGGTATTGACAAGAAGTTGCAGCGGGAGTATGGTGTGGAATATGTAGGTACGGAAGAGTACTTTAAGACCGTTGACCGTACCATGCGAAAAAGATTTCCTGAGTACTTTGAAACTCAGAGCCAAGAGGAAGATGACCCGCCTCCAAGAAAGAGGTCAGTTCCGGTGGAAGAGGACGATGAGCCTCCACGCCGTGCTACAAAACCAGCAACTGTGGTGGCTCCGGCCTCTCGCAGTTCTTCGCCTAGTCGTGTGAAGCTAAAGGCTTCCGAGGCCAACCTTGCTCGTCGCCTCGGAGTACCTTTGGAGCAATACGCAAAACAGGTTGCTTTACTTAATAGAGGTGGATAATGGATGATTTGAGTCAACTTGACGCTCCCCAGCGCCAGAACCGCGCACCTCGTGCAATGGAGTCGCGTGAAAAAAACATGCGTCCCCAAGCGTGGCGTAATCCGGAAGCACTTCCTTCTCCTGACGACCGTCCGGGCTGGAAACATCGCTGGATTCGGTTGAGCATTATGGGCTCTGACGACCCCAAGAATATCTCTAGTAAGTTGCGCGAAGGATACGAACCCTGCAAAGCAGAGGAATATCCTGAGCTTATGTTGCCTGCCATTGACAATGGTCGCTTTAAAGGTGGCCTTGAAATTGGCGGGCTGTTGCTTTGCCGTATCCCTGAAGAGTTTCTAAAGCAGCGTATGCAGCACTTTGATGCTACGAACAAGGCTCAGATGGAATCGGTGGACAACGCCTATCTCAGTGAAAATGATCCTCGGATGAAGAAGTTCTCTGAACGAAGCACCAAGGTCACTTTCGGTTCTGGTTCATAAATTTTTAGGAGTCTTTCATGGCTTTTCCCACCGTTGACCGTCCTTACGGTCTAAAGCCGCTCAATCTGTATGGTGGTACACCCTTTGCAGGTGCTACTCGCCAATATCGGATTGCTTCGGCGTACAACACGAGCATCTTCTATGGTGACCCCATCGAGATGATTAACGATGGCACGATTATCAAATCTGCTATCACTACCGCCCGTGCAACTGTGACCACATCACAGATCATTGGTGTTTTCTTGGGCTGCTCTTACGTTAACGCGCAAGGTCAGACCATTTTTGCTCAGTACTTCCCAGCAAATACCACAGCCCCTACAGGTACATACATTACCGCTTATGTGTGTAATGACCCTGACACCCTGTTCAAAGCTGTGATCGCCACTGGCGCAACTGCTGACGATGTGACTTCTGGTTTGCTGCCATCCTCTACTACGCAATTTACCGTTATCGGTACTAACGTAGCATTGGTGCAGAACTCTGGTGTTACCTCAACTGGCAATAGCCGTGTTGCGGTTGCATCGTCTGCAACCACTGGAACACTGCCCATGAACGTTGTTGACGTTGTCCAAGACACGTCTTATGTCAACAGTTCTGGCAACGTTGTGTTCCCCGAGGTCATCGTTCGTTGGAACTTTGAGATTCATACCACCACTATCGCTTCTGGCGTTTGATCTAAGGAGTAAATAAAAATGGCAATTTCACGCGCACAACTGCTGAAAGAGCTGCTCCCCGGTCTGAACGCCCTGTTCGGTATGGAGTACGCTCGCTACGGCGAAGAGCACAAGGAAATCTACGAGACCGAGACTTCCGAGCGTTCGTTTGAAGAGGAAACCAAACTGTCTGGCTTCTCCGCCGCTCCGGTGAAGAACGAGGGCAGCGCAATTGCCTACGACAACGCACAAGAGGCTTGGACCACTCGCTACACCCACGAAACCATTGCTCTGGGTTTCTCGATCACCGAAGAGGCGATTGAAGATAACCTGTACGACAGCTTGTCTGCTCGTTACACCAAAGCTCTGGCTCGTGCAATGTCCTACACCAAACAGGTGAAAGCTGCTGCTGTTTTGAACAACGGCTTCTCCAGTGCCTACCCCGGTGGCGATGGTGTTAGCCTGTTCAATGCCAATCACCCGCTGGTGTCTGGTGGCGTCAACAGCAACACTCCCGGTACTCAGGTTGACCTGAACGAGACTTCTTTGGAAGCCGCCGTTATTCAGATCGCTGCTTGGACCGACGAGCGTGGCTTGCTGATTGCTGCTAAGCCCAAGAAGATGATTGTCCCCCCGAGCCTGATGTTCGTTGCTAAGCGTCTGCTTGACACCGAGCTGCGGGTATCCACTGCTGATAACGATATCAACGCGATCAAGCAGATGGGTGCGATCCCCGAGGGCTACACCGTCAACCACTTCTTGACCGACACCAATGCATGGTTCCTGACCACTGACGTTCCCAACGGTATGAAGCACTTTGTGCGCACGCCGCTCCAGAACTCAATGGACGGCGACTTTGACACTGGCAACGTGCGGTACAAGGCCCGCGAGCGTTATTCGTTCGGCTGGTCTGACCCGCTGGGTATGTGGGGTACGTCAGGTTCGACCTGATGAAAACGAAAAAGGGGCCTTGCGCCCCTTTTTCTTTTCCTGTATATTGCTTGCATTCCGGGGTTTCCGGCGTTTCTGACAGTCCCGGCTGACGACAAGCAGACAGAGCGCCCACAGTTAACTCGCTTGTGAGGATCAAATGGCAAACACCACCTTCAGCGGCCCGGTTCGGTCGCAAAACGGCTTTCAAACCATCTCCATCAACGCAACCACTGGCGTTGCCACGACCGCTCCTGTTTCTATGGGCGTTTCTGGCATTGTTGCCACCCCGGTTGCTCTGGCTGACGCCAGCGCCACTTTGACCGCCGCAGCCAACGCTGGTGGCATGGTCAACCTCGTCCCTAACGGTACGCAGGACAACACCTACACGCTGCCTGCACCTACTGCTGGCACTTCGTTTGTGTTTGTGTATGGCGGCGGCGCAGCAGATGCCACCGACTTCATCATCAACACGGGTTCGAACACCAACTTCTTTATTGGCGGTGTGGCTTTCCATGACACCGATGATGGCGCAGCTTCTGTTGTGTTCTCTGACGGCAACTCCAATTCCAAGCTGCAAGTGAATGTACCTGCCGCTGCTCAAATTACCGTGATTGCACGGGACGCCACGAACTGGCAAGTGTTTGGCACGGTGGTTGGCGCAACCGCCCCTACGTTTGCTGACCAGTAATAGGAGCGCATCATGACGATGCAATACGACGTAAAGTCGGCACACATGACCTCTTCGGGCGTGGCGGTGAACTTCCGCACACGCCTCAAGGGGGCCGTTGTGTCGGCAAACACTAGTGCGGCTACTCGTAATACCGTGTTTGCAA